TTTATTGTTGGAAGATCCAAATGGTGTATTTACAACGTGCGACTTTCCGTTTCCTGGTTTTGTACCTCTTGACTATACACCTGAGAATCTTGTCATTACAGAAGAACCGCTTGTCGATAATGAACCACCGCCCTTACCAGAAACAGAGCAGCCAAAGATTCCTGAATTACCTGAACCACCCCCACCAGATTTTCCTCCCTGCCCTGGAAAAAATGACCAAAGAGTAGGAGACTTTCGTAACGAAAAGAAACTAGAGCGTGTTATTGGACATGAAAGAGGGCAAGATGGGTCTGAATGTATAACTCTCTATGAAGCAGTTGAGTGGAAAGATCAGTACATACCTTCTGCCCCTCAGTTTGTTGGGGTATTTAGTTTGGCTTTGGTTGGTGCATCTGCTCCCCTTGTTTTACAGCTTGTACGCCCAATAGTTAAACAAGTCGTTACCAAATTAACGAAAAAGAAGGTAAAATAATAATCCGTAGATAAGTTTAATGCCCGTGACTTGTCTACTGTAATTTGTGAGTATGTGGGACAACTTGATTCGGTGGAATATTAACAACAATATCTTCACAAGTAATTGCACTAGGAGTATTAGGCTTGAAAGTCACTCCATCTTTTGCCATTTTTGCACACATCTCTAAACGATAAAGACTGATTTCCATTTTAGTTTTCTTTATCAGTAGCCTCTGAGCTTCAATATTTACTGCTGTTGCTTCATGGCAAAGTGCTGGAGATTTACCTAATGGAATATTAAATTGTGCTGAGATCCCATAATTTAAGTTAAAATTATCTTTTTCAAATCTTGGTATTTCGGAGTAGTACTTTATTTCTCCAGTATCTTCATCATAGATGGGTGTCCTCGTAACAGTTTCTTTAGGTAGAGCAAAAGACCAGCTATCTGTTAAGTAGGGTGTAATTGTAAGGCTAGGAGAAGCACAGACTATACCCTGACTCATTCTGTAAGATGGCATAGCTGATGGAGTTATCATTGTTGCATTATTATTAACAACACCTTGAGCATTTGAGGAAGGAGAAGCAACTGTTGTATTAGCCAAAACCCTTGCAGGGCAAAGAATTATAGCTATTGTCCAAACGTAGTTGTAGTTTCTACGGTTGTGCTTGTATTTATTTGACGAGTTATGGTTGTTGTCGTATCTAGCCCTGGGGTAATTAGCGTTTCTTGTAGAGAGAAGGCTGCTCCATCGTTTGATATTGACCAACGAGGTATAGCTTCTAAGTTTGGTGAAGTCCAATTAAAATTCACTCCCCCGACTGTTTGTTCATTCGTAGTCGTAGGAGTAGGGTTGATATATCCCGTTTCAGATTTGATATTATGTCCTGA